GTAACAGTTATATTTGATATTATTGGTCAAGAGTTTCCGACACAAGAATATTCATTCCTCTTAGAGGCAACCAGATAAAATGCCTTTTACAAAATATACAAATTTAGATTTTGATCAGATAAAAACTTCTATCAAAGATTATCTCCGTGCTAACTCTACATTCACGGATTTTGACTTTGAGGGATCAAACTTTTCAGTTTTAATTGATACATTAGCATATAATACTTACATTACTGCATTCAATTCGAATATGGTTGTGAATGAATCTTTTTTGGATTCTGCAACTCTTCGAGAGAATGTAGTTTCTCTTGCCGGTAATATTGGATATGTACCTCGTTCCAGAACCTCATCAACGGCACAAATATCCTTTAATGTAACAGCACCAGTAGATGGTGATAATACTTCAACAACTCCCACATTGACCCTGAAGGCGGGTATAGTGTGTGTAGGGAGTACTAATGACACTACATATACCTTTGCCATTCCAGAGGACGTTACAGCAAACGTTGTGGATGGTATAGCATCTTTTAATAACCTCATTGTTTATCAAGGAATATTCTTAACCAAACAATTTCAGTATGATGGTTCTTTAGATCAAAGATTTGTTCTGAATAATTCTTTCATTGATACATCGACACTTAAGGTATACATTAAAAAAACAGAACAAGATGGACTTGGTATTGAATATTTTCTTTCAGAAAATATTTTTGATGTAGATAAAAACTCTAGAATTTTCTTCATCAATGAAGTTCAAGATGAAAAATATGAATTAAGATTTGGTGATGGTCTTATTGGTAAAAAATTGGGAGATGCTGTTGGTTCTGATGGGACTATAATCACTGCCAACTATATTATTACAGATGGAAGAGATGGAAATGGTGCTTCTAGTTTTTCATTCTCTGGAACATTAGAAACTGCAATTGGTGGAATTATTAATCCAGGAACTATTGCGATTACCACTAATCAATCATCGATTAATGGTGGTGATATTGAACCTATAGATTCAATTAAATATTATGCTCCGAGATTATACTCTTCTCAGTATAGGGCAGTTACATCAAGAGATTATGAATCAATTATAAAAAAAATATATCCAGATACTGAATCAGTATCTGTAGTTGGTGGTGAAGAAATGGATCCCCCACAATTTGGTACGGTTCAGATTAGCATTAAACCAAAAAACGGAAGTTTTGTTTCAGATTTCAATAAGACTCAGATTTTATCAAAACTAAAACAATTTACAGTATCTGGAATAAATCAAGTCATAACTGACCTTAAGATTCTCTATGTTGAGATTGATAGTTCTGTCTATTATAATTACTCTCAAGTATCGAGTGCCGATTCATTAAAAACATCAGTTACAAATTCACTCCAAAAATATTCAGAATCTTTGGATTTAAATAAATTCGGAGGAAGACTTAGATATAGTAAATTGCAACAAGTTATTGACAATACGGATAATGCAATTACATCAAATATTACAAAAATTATTATTCGTAGAGATTTATCACCTATTCTTAATAAGTTTGCACAATATGAACTATGTTATGGAAATAGATTTAATGTAAAATCTGGTGGATTTAATATAAAATCTACTGGATTTAAAATTTCGGGAGAAACAGATACTGTTTATCTTACAGACGTTCCCGATGCAGATTTGAAGTCTGGAACTATATCAATCGTAAAACAAATATCAGATGAAAACACTAGAGTTGTTGTGAAATCTGCAGGAACTGTTGATTATTTAAAAGGAGAAATAATTTTAAATACTGTTAATATCACTTCAACTTCATTAAGTAATGGATTAATCGAAATACAAGCATTCCCAGAATCTAATGATGTTGTTGGTTTAAGGGACTTATACATCTCATTAAACATTTCCAAAAGTACAATAAATATTGTCAGGGATGTGATTGCTTCTGGGGATGAAATATCTGGAACCAGATTTGTTGCCGACTTCTATACATCAAGTTATTCAAACGGAAATTTAGTAAGAAAGTAATATGATACAAACTGGTTTTGAATCTAGAATCAAAGTACAAAATTTAATTGATCATCAACTTCCAGAGTTTATCTTGGAAGAAAGTCCGAATGCAGTAGAATTTTTAAAACAATATTATATTTCTCAAGAATATCAAGGAGGTCCTATTGATATCAGTGATAATCTGGATCAGTATTTAAAATTAGATAATTTAAAACCCGAAGTTATTGTTGATAGTACGACAATTAGTGCTGGTGTAAATCCTACTGACACCACAATTAGTGTTTCTAGTACAAAAGGATTTCCAAATCAGTATGGACTTCTTAAAATTGATGATGAAATCATCACATATACTGGAATTACTACCAGTAGTTTTATTGGATGTGTTCGTGGATTTAGTGGAGTAACTGATTATCATCAAGATTTAAATAAGGAAGAACTTGTTTTTTCTACATCGACATCAGCAGAGCATTCTGATGGTTCATCTGTTCAGAATTTAAGTTCTTTATTTTTAAAAGATTTTTATAAAAAACTGAAGTATACTTTTACTCCAGGATTGGAAGATATTAAATTTGTAGATGAAATTGATGTTGGAAACTTCATCAGAAGAGCAAAAGATTTTTATGCTTCTAAAGGAACAGACGAAGCACTAAAAATTCTTTTCAAAGTTATTTTTGGAGAAACCCCTTCAATTATAAATTTAGAAGAATATTTGATTAAACCTTCCTCTGCAAATTATGTAAGAAGAGAAGTTGCAATAGCAGAATTGATATCAGGTGAACCTTCGAAAATAGTTGGACAAACTCTTATAAAAACTACTGATGAAAATACAACAGCTTCGATTTCATCAGTAGAACCATTTTCAAGAAAGGGAAAAACATTTTATAAAATCGAATTTTATATTGGAAATACTGATAATTCTTCTTCAGTTCAAGGAAATTTTGAAATAACTCCAAATACAAAGTTAATTGAAAGTGTATCTGTAGGATCTTCTATTTTAACAGTAGATTCAACATTAAGTTTTCCACAATCCGGAACATTAGTTTCTGGAATTAATAACATTTCTTATACCGGAAAAAGTGTTAATCAATTTTTTGGATGCACTGGTATTATTGATACTATAACTGCAGCATCAAATATTAGATCTGATGATACTTATTTCACTTATGAAGATGGAGACACATCTAAGAAGGTTGAATTAATATTGCTTGGAGTGATACAAGATTTAGAAGAAGAAAATGAAGATTTTAAAGTAGATGAAAATGATATAATTGTAGTTAAAAATCTTGGAGATAAGATTAAAAATACAAATTCTAATTGGAAAGAAATTTTTGCAAATTCTTTTATCTACAATACAAGTGCGAGATATGAAATTGTAAATAATGGTTCTACTAAGTTAGGATCCACTATTGATAGATCCAGTCTAAAAATCGGAGATGAAGTTGAAATATTAGAAAGAGGAAGTGAAAATATAGTATTTTCTAATGATACGACTTATATCCAAAATATTAATGAATCCGAAAATTATTTAGAATTAGGAAATAGACCAACTTTAGAAGACATTAAAGAATATGATGTAAGAAGAAAATTAAATAAAACTAAATCTTTCGGTTCAGATTTTGGGAGCAGTTCTGTATTATCAGACATTCTTAATGTATATGTTGACAAAGATGAATATGCATATGTTGCATCAAATTCATTACCATCAGGAGTAATTTTAGACGAAGATGGGGAGGAGATTGTAGATTATCGTCTTGATATTGAAACTAGTATTAAAAAAGTAAGTATTGCTAGTACTTTTAATATTCCAGAATTTTCTGAAATTAATAATATCTGTAACTTTATTGAATTCAATCCTTCTATTCCATTCTTAACGGGAGATAAAATATATTATCTTCCACAAGATGAACCTTTAGTTGGATTGCAAACTGGTAATTATTATGTAAAAGTAACATCTACAAATAAATTTAAATTATATACTACACCTTCTTTATTAGATTCTGACAATAATATAACATTTCAAGTACCAAATTCTGGTATAGGAACTCACACTTTTACTTTAAACTCCCAAATAAAGACTGATCTAGGAATACAAAAACTTTTAAAAAAGTTTCCATTAGAAAAAAATATT